GGCCGTTTCATCACTAAGCAGAATGACAGTGCCTTTGGCCAGTGATCAAAGTCAAAGCACACAGGGCCTGTTGATGCCCAAACTCAAATATCGCTTTAGAGTGTTATTTGAAAATTTTGGAGTCAGCACACCCAGAACAGAATTAACCAAACAGGTCATGGATTTCAAGCGTCCCACGGTGACCTTTGCCAATATTGATCTACCTATCTACAACAGCACAATCAAATTGGCCGGCAAGTACACCTGGGAAGATGTCACATGCTCCCTGCGTGATGATGCAGGCGGTCAGGTTCAGCGCCTTGTAGGCGAACAACTGCAGAAGCAGTTGGACTTCATGGAACAGGCTTCGGCTGCTGCTGGTATTGACTACAAGTTCCTCACACGCTTTGAAGTTTTAGACGGCGGTAATGGCGCCAGCCAACCTGTTGTGCTTGAAACATGGGAATTATATGGCTGCTACCTGCAAAGCGTGAACTACGGTGATGCCAACTACGGCAGCAGCGAAACAATGACAGTGGCTTTGACCATACGTTACGACAACGCACTACAAACTCCAACAGGTAGCGGCGTTGGCGCCACTGTGGGTCGTACAGTGGGTGATGTTGTCAACGGATAACCTCCAATGAGTTGGGGCCAGGATTTTCTCAAAGGCTTTGCCGAGGGTTTTTTCAGTGCCCCTGGTCTCAAAGACTACAGTCATGCCAGCAAGGTTTTTCGCAGCAATGGCTATGAACTGGCTCCGAGACAGAAGTTTCTTTTTCATGTCTACTTCAACCTAAACACAGCACAGGTACCTGTTCTTAAAAATATTTTCCCCAGCACCAGCAACGGTCAAACTGTGTTGGGCATATTGGTTAAAAATATCCAATTGCCCAGTTATCAAATGAGTGTGGAAACACTTAATCAGTACAATCGCAAACGCCTGGTACAAAGCAAGATTGAATATCAACCAGTCAAGATAGACTTGCATGATGACGGTGGCGATAATATTCGTAACATGTGGTACAACTATTTCAGTTATTACTACAAAGATCCAAGTCAAAAATATGATAACATGACCACCACCAACGGCAGCATTGGTACAACATACACAACACCTGTGGGATTTGATTACAACAGTAGAGACATCTATGCCAACAATCGCAACATCAACGACTGGGGCTACATAGGTGAAAGCTACAGCGATGGATATACTGCCAACTCTGGCAGCAAGCCTGCCTTTTTCAAAGACATCAGAATTTACGGTTTTGATCAACACAAGTTTGCAGCTTATGTGCTGATCAATCCCATGATCACCGACTTTGGTCACGACACCTATGACTACAGTCAAGGCAATGGCACCATGCAACATAGTATGACCATTAGATATGAAACTGTAAAATATTATTCGGGTGCGGTAGGTGCTGCCAAGCCTGACACCAATGCTATTGGTTTTGCTGACCCTGCCTACTATGATCTTATTCGCAGTGGAATTTCACGTCCAGGTTCAACTGCCACAGTGTTGGGTCAAGGTGGACTGTTAGACACCGGCATTGGCATATATGAAGACCTAGCGTCGGGTGGTGTGGCTGGTGCAATTGGTGCAATACAAAAAGCTGGAACAGCCTACAACACCTTCAAAGACAAAGACATTCGCAGCATAGTAACTCAAGAAGCCTATGACCTAGCAAACACAACCATTAGGCAGAGTTTACCAGGTGCGGTACGTGGTGCCATTGGCAGCACCTCACCCAATCCCAACACTGGACAGTCGCAGAGCAGCAACTTCAGTAGCCCTGTTTTCCCTAATCCTCCAAATACCAATAGACTACTTGATCTAACCAACAGCGGTAGTAGTGTAGATCCCATAACCGGAGTAGGAATCCGCTAATGGGCACAATTAACGCACCCAACCCCAGTATAGATACCACTGTCAGAATTTTCGACACATTCTATGCCTACGAACAAAATGTTTCTGCAGAAGAGTATGATGTTGTCTACAGTTTTTTCCGTAGTGTGTTTACTTCAGCTGAAGCTGCCGGCAACTTTACAGTGGCCTTGTTCCGTGTGGCCAATCAAAGTCGTGTGCCAGTGTTGAATCTTTTGCAGCAGATGGAAGGCCAAAATCAAGTTGAAATAACCATTACCTTGGCCTACTACTTAAACGGTATACGTTCACCAGCTACCTTGTTAGGTATAGCACAACCCACTGCCATCAATTACTATGCCAGTCGCAATGTGTTGCTATGAGCAAGTGGGCGCAGGGTCAGTATCAAGTTCTTAATCCTGCCAAGTATGTGGGCAATGGCGCGCCTCGTTACAGATCAGGTTGGGAACATGCGTTTATGCGTTTTCTTGACAACAATGATCATGTACTACAGTGGGCCAGCGAAAGTGTGCGAATACCCTACCGTCATCCACTCACAGGCCGGCAGACCATTTATGTGCCCGACTTCTTGATTACCTATCGCAACCGTGATAACACTGTGCGGGCCGAGCTGATTGAGATCAAACCCAAAAAGCAGAGCATAGTGGAGAGCAAGGCTAGTAGTAGAGACCGCGCAGTTGTGGCCATTAACTATGCCAAATGGGATGCGGCGACAAAATGGGCTCGTCGCAACGGCCTGCACTTCCGAGTCATTACCGAAGACGACATGTTCCACCAAGGCGGCCGGCGTTAAAATACGCTCAACCCAAAAATGCCAGCGGTAAATACGGCATGACTCGCAAATTGGAAGAACTGTTTAACCTACCACCCACGGATGAAACGGCGGAAGAACCACAGTCCGTGGAACAAGCACAACACACTTTGGCTGAATTGGATGACGCCATAGACAAGATTGATGCTGCACTGCCCAGTGTGCGCGGACTGGATGCCAGCGATGCTGAAATGGACGACCTTGCTGCCAAGGCCACAGAAACCTTTGAAAGTCTAATAGATCTGGGCATGAATGTGGACAGCCGTTATGCTGCTGAAATACTGTCAGTGGCCAGCTCGATGTTGGGTCATGCTGTTACAGCCAAAACAGCCAAGCTCAACAAAAAACTCAAAATGGTTGATCTGCAGTTGAAGAAACTCAAATTAGATCGCGACTCAGACAACGGTGAGCCCGCAGAAACTGCTCACGGACAAGTGCTGAGCCGCAATGATTTGTTGGAGCGTCTAGTAGGTAACCGCGATCAAAAACCAAAAACTGCATAAATATTGCACAGGAACCTGACATGAAAAACTTCAAAACATACCTCGCAGAATCGGAAAGAACCTATCGCTACCGCATTAAAATGGTGGGTGATGTGGATTCAACCTTTGTAAAAGACCTCAAGGACAAACTGGCTCAGTTTGATCCTGTGAGCTTTGGCACATTAAAGACCACACCAGTACAGCTCAAGCCCGCAGACTTTCCTGCCTGTGCCAATGAGCGTGTGAGCAGCATGGATGTGGAATTTCGCTACCCTGCCATTGAGCCACAGATCAAGCAACTGGCACAGATCCTGGGCATGAATCCCAATCACATCATCATGCTCACAGGTGCATACGAAGACAGCATGGACCGAGAGCGTGAGAACATGGCAGCAGAAGGCAGCACCGACGGCGAAGCAGTGCTGGACAAACCATATCCTGCTGCAGACGCAGAACAAAAGGCCTTGAGTAAAGACTACTCGGGTGATCCTTACAAACACGCTGTGCTCAAGAATGCCTACCGCAGTGACTTCACTGTGGCCGGTGGCAAGACAGCGCCTGCTGAAACCACAAATGACTTGCCCATGGGCGTTAAGAGTCCAATGACCAAGATTGTGCGCCCACCACGCCCTGCTACTGGCGCAAACCCAAGAGGATAATCGAATGACATTTTTTTATGACCTAAACAAGAAGCTGGCCGACATTGAAGCCAAATCAGAAAGTAAACCATTGACTGAAAGCGCAGTGGCTGAAATTGCTCATGACACAGGCAAGAAACTATTGAGCAAAGGTGAGCGCAGTGAATTGGCCACACAAGCTCGTGCCGGCAAAGACATTGGCCATCCTGGTAAGAAGTTCAAAGATGTGGCCGCTGCTGCTGCCAAGCGTTATGGAAGCAAGGCTGCTGGTGAGCGTGTGGCTGCTGCTGCCATGTTCAAAGGTGCTGCCAAGAAAGAAAGTGCTACCAACGAAGTCTGGGGTGGTGGCGATGTGGCTGTGATGGAAAAAATGGCCGACAAAGATTATGACCAAGATGGTCGGATTGAAAGTGAGAAGGATGAAGTGTTGGGTAGCCGTATTCGTGCTGCAAAACAGGCTGGCCGAATGGAGGAAGCTGCTTATGATCCAGCCCTGGATGCACCACGCTTCACAATCAAAGATCGCGACATTCTTGAAAAACTCATGAAGGTTTATCATCAAGACCTGTATCACCTGCGCAGTAAGTCTGGCGCAGAAGGCGATGTTGTGTATGGCACCAGCCCACAGCTGATTCAAGCTCTACAAGGTCTGGCACAACGCATGCCAGGCAAGGTTGCTGCCATGGAAGCTGCCAAGCCTGACTTCCTGGACTTGGACAAAGATGGCAACCGTACCGAACC